TGATGGACGTGTAATCTTCACCAAACTCGTCCCAAAGTGCGTCATGGTCTACATTGCCCTCCATGTCATCTTTAATGCGGTTAATGAATCGCGTCACGATATGGGGCGCTGCGCTGGCTACATTCACGCGGTAGTCGTCAGCGAATACGTTGTAGTCTAGGTTCATATCATCCTCCGAAGTTGTTGGGGGAATGGGTGATTCCTGCATCTTCCCAAACCTTGTCGATTGCTTCGTAATACCCTTGTGTGGTGTCTCCGTCCTCGTCCTCCTCGTACTCCGGCATATCGCACACATAGTCCTCGCCATCCTTGCGGTAGCCCATAAAGCCTACGCCTTGTTCGCAATAGGCGGCTTCCACTTCAATGTCGGCATCTTCCATTGCCTTGAATATCCCATCGGGCGGCGACCATGCGGTATCGAAGTAAACAATGATGGAGTCTCCGTCCTGCTCATAACTAATGTTGGTCGCTTCCCACTTGGTTCCCCACTCTGCTATACAGAAGTCGTACCAGCTTCGATACCCAAACTCCTCCACCAGTTTCTTTTGTTCGTCTGACAATTCGCCGTAGTTTGCAATGGCATCCATGAGCGGCTGCGGGACAGGTTTTACGGCCTGAAACCATTTAGCATCTTGGCCTTTCTTCAGTTCGTCCAGTATCTTCCCCATCATGGGGTTGTCTTGCGGGGCCGTCAAACGGCAGGAATTCGCGCACCAGTTGGGCATATCTTTTCTCCTAGTAGTTCGGACAATAGCGTCCCCTAAACCCTGCTAGGCAGGGCTTAGAGGGGTTACTGCTTGATTAGGGCATCAAACTGCTCCAGCACACTCTCGCGGCTTCCCTTGAGGCCAAACTCCTTTTTGATGATTGAGTAGAAACTGCGTCCGCTGCGGCGTAGTCCCTTGATTTCCAGCCGCAGGCCTGCGCGAAGGGTCAGCATACGAAAATGCAGGATTTGGTTTGGTTCCGTGATTACCATTGGTCGTCCTCTATTTGTTCGTCAACATCGGATTGTGAGTAGTACTCGAAAATTTTCGGGTCGTACTTGGACAGGACGGATTCCTGGCACTCGGCACACACTCGCGCGAGGGGGATTCCCCTGCCGTCATGTTCCCACCAGCTATCGGCTCGGGTATGGTCGCATCGGTTCATATTTCCTCCAAGGGTAAAACTTCGTCGTCAATAAAGGCGCGTCCCACTTCGGGGCCACCAGCTTGTTCCGTGTATTGGGCGGTCAGGTTGTATTCGGTATCATGGCAGCCAGCCAGTTCTTTCGCGTGGGCGGCATCTTCTGCCTCCACTTCCACTTCCACCACAAAAAATTGTCGCACTAGGTATTTCATTGAATCCTCGCAATTGGTATCACGCGGCTTGCGCGTTCGTTAACTAGGTTGGTTTTGTTGCCGTGGGCGCGAAACCCTACTATGCTTTTGCGGTTCACGTTTTGGCACAGTTGGCACACTGCACAGGTCATGTACTCGCGGGTTTGTGCAGGGCAAACCACAATCGGCCTTCCTGCTGGTGTGTAGGAATGCTCGGGCGTGTCCACAGGTACGATGCACACCACAGGGCCAGCTTTGAGTTCAGCCAGTCGGTCTGCCTCTCCAGCATCATCGGCGGACAGGTTGATGGTGTAGCCCCATGCGTTGGCGTGGCGTATCCACCTGATTGCCTGCGCGGATTTCTTGTGCGTGTAGGTAAACCCTCTCCGTCCAAAGTTGGCGCGAACAATTAGCCCTAGTTCGTAGGCATCCACCTGCTCACCAGTTCCGACAATGTCTCCCACCACTTCACCGCGCCACAATTGCCCATCGGGCAGCGCAGCTATCTTTGCAGCTAGTTCGGGTGTGGACAGGCCGCTGCGGTCTGCTCGGTTCCATGCGAGGGACGTATAGTAGTCATCCCCATAGCATCCCTCGCGATACTGCGGACAGGATGGAGGGCAGGACTTGCGCTCGCGGTACGTTACAGGAATCGGGCCTACTTTGCGGTTTGCCGATTTTTCAACGAATAGCGTTCTCATGCTGACTTCCTCGCGGACACTCGCACAGTAGCGTAGGCTTCACCTTGACTGGTGTGGGCTTTGATTAGTTGGCGGCTCGGCTTGAAGTGCATCGCTACTGCCTGCCAGTCGATGGTTACTTTCCCTTCGGATTCGCTAACTGCTGCGCGGTGGTAGATACCCTCGATTGAGGTTTCCCCCGAGTCGATAAGTTCTTGCTTTAGGGCTTGCTCGTCAATCTTCAAGTCGGCAATCTTTGCTTTGACTTGGGCTAACTTGTCCACAATGTGGCCTAAAATGTTGTCGTTTTTCATACTGCTTCCCAATTGAGGTAGGTTGTGGTGATGTAGCCAGCTAGCATTCCGCCCCAAATCAGGGCGAATTTGTATAGTAGGCCGTCATTGGTTAGGCCGAGGTAAATAAACAGGGTAGCCAGCACGGCACAGGCTAGGTCGTAGGCTATTGCGGTTTTATCCATTGTGAAACTCCTTGGTTAGATAGGCCAATGGTGGCCCGTAAACCCAGCACGCTGGGCTTGCGGACTGCATTAGCGCGGCTCGATGCTGAAGTAATTGCTGCTGAAGTATTCTCCGATTTGCTCGGCTATCTTCTCGTCCATGTCGATGCACTTTTCAACGTGGTCTTGCAGGTTGTCTGCCATCCAGTTCTCGATTTGCTCGTCAACGGCTGCGGTCACGGCGTGGCTTTGCTCGGATACGACTAGGGTCACTTGCTCACGCACCAGCGTCAGTAGCGCGGTAACGGGGTCTTTGTTGGTAGACAGTTCGTTAATCTTGTCTACCAGCACTTGCTTCTCTGCGCGGTGCATCTCGATAGCCGTGTTGAGAATGATGTGTGCGGCAGTACGGATAGCAATAGAGTCGGCTTGACTGGCGGCTGCCGAGCAAAGGTCGTTAACGTAACGCAGGGCCGAGGGCATGGTTTCATGGGTAACGAAAAGGTCGTTTTTGTGGTCGGTGAGCATAACTTTAACTCCTGTTAATGTTGAGGGAAACACATGACACAGACTTGTGCCATGTATGACATTCTACACGCACTTTTTGTTAAAGTTGCAAGCACTTTGTAAAAATATTTTTCGGGCGGCTCGCGGTTGGATGCGACAGGCGCGAAGGGTTGACTTGGCAAGAGGATTGCAAGCCAGCAAGCGCGGTGGTATATTCGGCGCGTTCTCAATTCATACCGGCTAGTCACAATAGACTCAGGCAGTAACAAACATGGCAAGACAGACAACACAGAAACTAACAAGGGCGCAGATAAAGGCAGGGCTGGATACTATCCCTGTAGATGTCCTACTAGGCGCAGGCCAAGGGAAAACCCCGGCCTTAACCCCTAAGATGCGTAAGTTCGCAGAGTCGGTAGCAATGGGAACCAGTAAGGCCAAAGCATATAGGGACGTGTACAACGCCAACCCAGCACCCAGCACGATAGTAACGGCACCATACAAGCTCGCAGCCGATGCTAGGGTGAAACGCGAGATAGAGGCGTACAAGCTGGCAATAGAGGCAGAGAAACACCGAACCCCTGCACAATTGAAGGCTTTGCTCGTCCAGCAGCTAGTCCAGCACTCACTAGATGATGACTTTCCCCCAGCGTCTAGAGTCCAATGCTTGAAGCTGCTGGGCTCACTCTTTGAAGTCGGGGCCTTCGTGGAGCGCAAAGAGATAACGACAGTAAGCCGGTCCGAAGATATCCGCACGCGCCTATTGTCCAGGCTTCAAACCATAGCGGTAGACGCCACCGAAGTGCGGCCGGATGATGCACTAGACCTATTGGCCGAGATACGCGGCGGCCAGGCTCCCAGCTCGCCAGCAGAACCGGAAACCCAGCCACCGGCCAACGATGCGGCCGCCAGCGACCCCACCGCGGAGGGGGCCCCCTTTTCAGGCCAGCCGCGCACAGGAGAGCCTTCACATACTATTCCACTCAAACGATCATCGGTGGAACTCAAACGATCAGAGCCAAAACAGGGTGGGGCATCAACATTAACAGAATCAGAGATAGTAGAAGATTTTGACAAATAGGCCCCCTTATGTTTTGAGATGAAAGTGGGTGGGGGGTATATATTTTTAAGGAACATTAACAGATGTTAAAGTTTGATGGATTTGAGAAGGCGCTTATGGGTTCGGCTGATGTTTGGGTTCCTAACAAGGCTGGGGCGGTATTGATTGAGAAGGCTATTTATGATGGGTATAGGATGGTTAGGGTGCTTATGCGTAGGGATGGTATGAGTGAGGAAGATGCGCGGGAGTTTATTTCTTACAACATTGAGGGCGCTTATCTTGGTCCGGAGACGCCGATAATTTATTGGTCTTAACATTAACAGGAGTTAGAGTTGTTATACCCTAAAGAGCCATATGTGGTAAAGAAGAAGGAGTACTTGATGACGGAGAAGCAGCGGACTGTGTTTTTGGTGATAGATGAGTACTGGAAGAATTTTGGGTATGGGCCGTCGATTGATGACATCATGTACCAGACGGGGGATAAGGGGCGGGGGAATGTTCACAGGGTTGTTAAGAAGTTGTGTGAGCTTGGGATTTGTAAGCGGGTGAGTAAGAGTGCCAGGAGTGTTCGGCCGAGTTATTTATCAATGCGCAACATATGAATATTGATGCTATCAGCGAGGCTATAGGTCGCCTGCCTATTAATGAGCAGGAGGCGTTTTTTGATGAGTTGGATGAGTACCGGGCTTCTCTTGCCAGGGAGGAGGCGCAGGCTAACTTTTTAAAGTTTGTGCATACGATGTGGCCGGGGTTTATTGACGGGCGGCATCATAAGGTGATGGCCAGGAAGTTTGAGGAGATTGCGTCGGGGAAGATTAAGCGGCTGATCATTAACATGCCACCGCGGCATACGAAGTCTGAATTTGCAAGTTACATGTTGCCGGCTTGGTTTTTGGGTAAGTACCCTAATAAGAAGATCATCCAGACTTCTAATACGGCTGAGCTTGCAGTTGGCTTTGGCCGTAAGGTTAGGAACCTGGTTGGAAGTGAGCA